AAATTTGACTATTTGGAGAATTACTAATGTCAAGTGTTAATCGTCTTAGCGGGTTCCGTCCCGTTAAAACCCTCACTGGTGCCCCATATAACGGCCAAGGTGAGGTTGCCTTTCTTCCGGCATCTGATTCGTCCGTAGTGATGGTCGGTGATGCCGTTAAGCTGTTGGGTGATGCCCGTACAGCTACTGGTGTTCCTACTGTTACTCGCGTTTCTGCTAGTACTGATATCGCTCTCGGTGTGGTTGTTGGTATTTTGTTTTCTGGTGTGGGTGACATTCAAAACGTTCCTCCTGTCACTGATCTAAATACTCCTGTATATCGTCGTGCCTCTACTGATCGTTATGTACTTGTATGTACCGATCCTAATGTGATTTATGAAGCTCAGTATCTGACTCAGTCTGTTGCTGCTGCTACCATCACTGCTAACGTTGGCCTCAATGGTAGCTGGGACGTAACTGCTGGTTCCACCACTTCTGGTGCTTCTGGTATGTCCATTGCTGCTTTGTCCGCTACTACGGCTACATTGCCCCTCAAGGTTGTTGGTTTCCCCAATCGCCCTGATAACATTCCCGGCGATCAATATTTCTCGTACTATGTCAAACTGAACAATGCTCAGAATGGTACTGGAACTGGTCAAGCTGGCGTCTAATATATAAAGGAGCAATAAATGTCCGTAATTAATAGTGGCTCATTTGCCAAGGCCCTTTGGCCCGGTGTAAACGCATGGTATGGCCGAGCCTATGATCAATACCCCGAAGAGTACACAAAGCTCTTCACAAAGCAAACTTCTACTAAAGCGTTTGAAGAAGACGTTGGTGTAAGCTCGTTTGGTCTTGCAGTGCAGAAATCTGAAGGCGCTCCTATCTCCTATGATAGCGAACGTCAAGGTTTCATCACTCGCTACCAACACGCTGTGTATGCACTTGGCTTCATCATCACTCGTGAAATGATGGAAGATGACCAGTACGATATCATCGGTAAGCGTAAAGCCGAAGGTCTTGCCTTCTCTATGCGTCAAACCAAAGAAGTACTGGGTGCCAACGTGTACAACCGTGCTTTCAACAGCTTGTATACTGGTGGTGATGGTGTTTCTCTGATCAATGCTTCTCACCCCAATATCAAGGGTGGTACTTGGTCTAATCAAATTGCTACGGCTGCTGACTTGTCTGAAGCTGCTCTCGAACAAGCATGTATCGATATCGCTGGTTTCACCAATGATGCTGGTCTGCTGATCGCTGTGCGCCCAGAGAAGCTCGTCATTCCGCGTCAATTGATTTTTGAAGCAAAGCGTATTCTCGGCACCGAAGGCCGCGTTGGTACTGATAACAACGATCTGAATGCAATCAAGACTCTTGGTTCTATTCCTACCGTGGTTACTAACCACTTCTTGACTGACACTGATGCATGGTTCATCGGTACTAACGTCCAGAATGGTATGAAGTATATGGAACGTCGTGCTGATTCTTTCGACATGGACAATGACTGGGATACTGAGAACGCTAAGTTCAAGGCTACTGCTCGTTACTCGTTCGGTTGGACTGATCCCCGCGCTCTGTACGGTTCTCAAGGAGCATAATCAATGGTCATTTACCCTGATAACAATCCGGGTGGACCATCAGCAACCAGTAATGATAGAGACCTTCACGTAAAGTCTTGCCTCATTACTACGTCGGACACCTTTAGTACTACGGTATTGAAGGCTGTCCTTCCGGCTGATGCTACCATCATTGGGATTCAATTCATTATCCCGACTGGTACAGCTACTGCAACAATTTCGGTTGGTGATGCTGGTAGTTCTACTGCTTATGTGAATGCTGCTTCGGCAGCTACCGCAGGTCAGTTCTGGCCTACTTTGGCAAAAGCTGGTAACGTATCTACTGGGGGTGTTCCCCTTGGTGCAGATGCTCGTATTACGGTGACTGTGGGTACAGCTACGCTGACTACAGCCGTGTATATGAACATTCATTACGTTCGATAATTACCCGATTGGGTAGAAAAGGGGATTATCTGATAAAGGTATCCCCTTTTTTTTCTAAGGATTTTAAATGCGACCGAAAAAAGTCACAGTCTCCAGTGTAGCTGCTTCCGCTTGGCTCCCTGTTGATTATAAGCAAGACCCTATGAACCTCGGTGTAGGTTGTGTCTTGGTATCTGGCACCGCAACTTATTCAGTGGAGTACACCTTTGATGATGTATTTGATGCTACTGTGACTCCTGTTGCGTTTGCTCTTTCTACAATTACTGCTGCTACAACTAGTAAGGATGGGGTGATTAATACTCCTGTTCGTGCTATTCGTCTTAATGTCACTGCTGGAGCTTCTCCTGTCGTGTCTATGACTATGATTCAAGGACTACGATAATGCAATTCGATGACTTCCTAAAGGTCGTTGACCTTCTAAAAGACCCTGCTAAATATGAAGCAAAAGTTGCTGAATTGCAGGCCCATCAGGACGCCATTCAAACGTCCATCAATGAATTGGGTATTAAGGGTGATATTGTCAAAGCTCAGTCGAAGGCTGACGCTTTGGTTGCTAAAGCAGACGTGATTCTAGCTAATGCCACAGCCGATGCACGAAACATTGTGAGCACTGCTCAAACAGTGTTTGATAAGCGTCATGCTGAACTCCAAGTGCGAGAAGCGGCTGCTGATCAAGCAATCACTGATTACAACACAATTAAGAATCAACAAGTTTTCCGTGAAAACGAATTGCGTCAAAAGGAAAAAGCTGTTGAAGCTTTGCAAGCTACTCTTGCTAAACAACAAGCCGATCTTGCTGAAAAGCAAATTGAAGTTGATGCTCGTTTGGATAAGCTTCGCCAAGTAATGGGTTAATATGAGTATCTCTCATCTACCTGCTCATCTAGGTCAAAATCTAGCTCAAAGGATAGATGACCAAACATCTGTAATTTATCTTGGGGTTGCTCCAATTAATAGTTTACCTAGTGACCCAGTATGGGCCATTAAACGTCTTTCTATTTCTGGTGGAGCAATTACCATAGAGTGGGCAGACGGCAACGATTTGAATGATAATGTGTGGGACAACAGAGCTAGTCTCTCCTATTCTTGAGGATAAATTATGGCAACATATAACAAGTTTCTTCCTGCTACGGAAGCAATGAATGAGGGCATGAATGCCCAAACAGATACGTGGAAGATTATTCTTGCCACTGCTCTGGCAAACACAGACACAACCATCACAGCAGAGGTTGCAAATGGTAATGGATATACAACTGGTGGTAACACTGCTGCTGTTTCAACATCTGCTACCACTGCTGGGGTTTATAAGTTGGTACTTACTAGTCCTGCTGTATGGACTGCTACAGGGGCTGGATTTACTTTTAGATACGCTATTCTTTATGATTCTACTACATCGACTCCAGTAGGTTACTGGGATTATGGATCAAGTCAAGTAGTTGCTGCTGGGGAAACAGTTACAGTTACATTGGATGGCACTAACGGTGTTTACACGGTGACCTAATGGCTACAGGACAAGGGACAGTTACTTTTGACTTTGGCTCTGCTCCCGGTACTAATATCGTTAGTACAGTAGTATCTGATGCCTCTATTGGGGCATCTTCTAAAGTTGAAATTTATTTAATGGGAACAGATTCTACAGCAACACATAATGCTATAGAACATCAAATGCTTCCCCTAGGTGGGTTGTCATTGACACCCATCTCAATTACTGCAGGTGTGGGATTTACGGCTCAAGCAATGAGTATGTTAAAGCTTACTGGCACATTTACCGCCCGTTATGTTTGGGCTGATTAAGGAGTAATACATGGCAGGTTTTAGAATTGAGGGTGCAGCCTCAGGTAATGTGGTTGAAGTAGCTGGTACTAATCAACTCAAAATTATTGCAGAAACAGATGCAATAGCAAGTCCGGGTAACATCGGAGGTTCTCGTTTTTTCTCTGAGGTTGACCAAGGATATATCCGTGGTGCCATATCTCTAAAGTCTCCCGAGGCTGACTTTGATTATCGTCTGCGGGTATCTCAAGACTTGCTGCTTGATGACGAATGGTTCAACTATACAGCACAGAATTCTGCAAAGCATAGTTACCTCATTACCACGATGACAAATTCGTGGGCAGCAGGTACTTTGACTACCAACAGCGGTAACATTACCACTACTACTACAGGAACAATTTTGTCCACTTGGGCAGCGTTTCCTGTACTGGGTACAACCACTGTTTCTATGGACGCAGAGATAGGCTTCACTGCACAACCGCAAGCAAATACATTCATTGAGTGGGGTGTTGGCCTTGTTGGTACAACCACAGGTGCACCCCCAGATGGCGTATTCTTCCGCTTGAGTTCTGCTGGTCTACAAGGTGTTGCATCCATCAATGGTACTGAAGTAAATACTGGCATTTTCACTGGACCCGGTGCGGCTGGTACTTGGACATATACCAACGATAAGCGATATCAATTCATCGCATATCAATCAGGAACAGAAGCCTACTTCTGGGTTGATGATGGTACTGGTGCGGTGTTGTTGGGTGAGATTGAACTCCCAGCTTCTACTGGTGTAGTTTCTATGGCTGGCTCTGGTAATGTGTTTTTCAAACATCGTATTACTGGTGGCGCTGGTGGTGCAACAATCTCTGCAAAAGTTTCTCGTTATAGCCTGCGCCAAGGCGGTGTGCAAATATCGACTACACCATCCACACAGGGTTCTCGCCTGTATGGTAGCTATCAAGCTTTGGCAGGTTCTGCTACATATGGCACGATTGCCCGTGTAGGCACTATTACTACTGGTAATGAAGCTAACGTCACAGCCGCTGTACCAACAACGACCACTGCCGCACTTGGTACGGGTCTAGGAGGTACATTCTGGGAAACCGTATCCCTTGCTGTCAATACTGATGCAATCATCATGTCGTATCAGGTGCCTGTAGGTTCTGTAAATAGTTCTGCTAGACGATTGGTTCTCCGTGGTATGTATCTCAATAGCTATGTACAAACCGTGATTGTTGGTGGCCCATATGTGGCTGAGTGGTTCTTGGCATTTGGTCATACTGCTGTGTCACTAGCAACTACTGATGTAGTGACTGGGGCAACTGCTGCCAAAGGCCCACGACGCATTGCGCTTCCATTTACTCAAGTAGTTACAGCAGCACAAGCAGTGTCTACTTTGGTATCTCAACCTACCCAGTTTGTTGACTTTGGAGATGCTCCAATTTTCGTGAATCCCGGTGAATTTATTGCTCTGTGTACTAGACATATCGGCACTGCTGGTACAACTGGCACTGTGGTGCATCGCGTAACACCAGTATACGGCTGGGAGTAACTAAATGTCCCTGCTTCTTGCACTAACAGCAGGGGGTGGGCCTACTAACTACACAATTACAGCTAATGCTGGTACCTATTCAGTAGCAGGGCAAACTGCTTCAGTAACTCGAACAAGAATAGTTACAGCATCCGCTGGTTCTTATGTAGTTACTGGGGTTAGTGCTGGTATTACTAGAAGTAGGATAGTTACAGGTTCACCGGGTAGTTATACAGTAGCTGGTTTCTCTGCAAGCTTACTTAGAAGTAAGTCCCTTGTAGCTAATACAGGTTCTTATGTTGTCAGTGGTCAAACTACCACTATTACTAGAAGTAGATTGGTTACAGCTTTAGCTGGAGCTTATACCTATACTGGTAATAGTGCTACCATTACTTATGCAGCAGGAACAGTTAATTACACATTAACTGCTGATGTAGGTAGTTATGTAGTGGCTGGGGTAGCTTCAACCATCCTTAAAAGTCGTCTCCTAAGTGGTTCTAGTGGCTCCTATGTGTATTCTGGAGTTCCAGCTTCTATAACAAGAAGTAAAGTTGTTTCTGCTAGTGCTGGTAGTTATACCATTTCGGGACAGAACGCTACCATTACATGGGGAACTGCTGGTGGTCCTATATGGCCTACCCCATCACAAGTACAGTATGGGGTTATTTATGGACCAACTGGGATTGAGTATACTGGAACGTTCATTGGGAATATGACTATTGATGTTACAACAGGACAACTGGTTAAACCACTTACTTCTAAACTTTCTATGCTATTGGTATAACATGCAAAATTGGCTTAAACTTGGCGACTATAACGCCATATGCAGTAAATGCAATTGTGAAAAAAGTAGCTCTGAATTTTACTTAAATAGTAACAAAAAGCCAAGTAAACATTGTAAAACTTGCCACCTTGAGAATGGTAGAAACTGGAGAAAAAATAATCCAGACAAATCCAAAGTAATCGAGGCAAGAACACGAGAAAAAAACTATAATACTATGTTAGTTAGAACACAAGAATGGAGAAAAGCTAACTTAAAGTACGATGCTTTTAGAGCTAAGTTATATAGAATGCGAAAGCAAAATCAATGTCCTCCGTGGGCAAACATAGAAGCAATCAAACAGATTTATTTAACTTGTCCTGATGGATACCATGTGGATCATATTGTTCCACTTAAAGGTAAACTAGTTTCTGGACTACATGTAGAAACAAATTTACAGCATCTTCCTGCTAAAGAGAATATGCAGAAACGGAATAAGTATGCAGAATTGGCTTAAGTTAGGGGATTGGAATGTTATCTGTGACAGTTGTGGTAGAAAGTTCAAAGCTTCTTCCATGCGTAAGAGGTGGGACGGCTTACTAGTCTGTAGAGAAGACTTTGAAGTTAAACATCCTCAATTATCTATGAAGGTACGTGGGGATAAACAAACAATTCCTATTCCACGACCAGAGGCAGAGGATCAATTTATACAGGTATGTTGGATATGGGATCGTTCTCCATATGCAAATCTTGGATCAGCAGACTGTTCAACAGTAGGTAAAACTACTCCGTCTTATTCCTTTTTACTACAACTAATGGCAGAACACTCTGGTTAATATGGCAATTGATTTTCAACCCTCCTCCTATAATCGACGTGAATCGGATCAACATCCTCCTCCACCACAACAAGAGGGCTGGCATTTGGATAAAAAGGTTCCCCTTTCAATAATCTTTGCTATGTTGTTTCAGATGGGAGTTGCTATCTGGGCAATTGCAGACATTAAGAAAGATGTGGAGCTTCTTAAACAAGATACTGCTGCTCTACATGTCCGAGATACACAGAATATGGATTCTCTAAAAGAAGCTATGACTATGGTTAATGCTCAATTCAATAGGCTAGATGCTAAGTTAGACAGACTAATTGAAAGAGGCACAAAATAGTGTTTACTAGGGAAGACCTAAATGACTCTGAATTTCTTCCCGCCGAAATTAATGCTCTCTATCATTTATATGACAAGTATGAGCAATACAAATACCAAGGAAGAGACTTAGAAGCTCGGGGTGTTTCACGATCAATTGGCATTATATATTCTTGCCTAAAGGGTGACTTCAGAGACACCCTCCCTACAAATCATGGAGATTTATAATGAACTGGATTGATACTCTCAAGTCCTTAGCCCCAACAGTTGCAACTGCTTTAGGGGGTCCTTTGGCTGGCGCAGCAGTTTCTGCCATTGGCTCAATCTTAGGAGTGTCACAACCCACTCAAGATACAATTGCCAAAGTGTTTGCAGATGGACAAGTTACTCCAGAACATCTTGCTGAAATCCGTAAACTTGAATTGGAATATCAAGACAATGAAAAGGAACGCGGCTTTAAGTATGCTGAACTAGCATACAAGGACGTAGACTCTGCTCGTCAGATGCAGATTGCCACTAAGTCTAATACACCTACAATCCTATCATATGGAGTTTTAATAGGTGGTGGTGCTATGATGTGGAGTGTCTTGTTTGGCTATGCACATGCTGATTCAGTTCTTGCTGGTACATTGATTGGTTATGCTGTTTCTGAAATGAAAGCTGTTCTTCAATACTGGTTTGGTTCTAGTCAAGGGTCTAAAGAAAAGGATATTCTCCT